TCTGTAGGAGTATAACCAAATTAAATCCCTATCACCATTCTCAAGTCTTTTACTAGATTGCCATTTTGACATTCGTACTTTGTCATCAGCGACCTCAAAAACATCTGGGTCTAAACCAAAAGATAAAAGAATCGCTGTCCAATCAGAACCAAGAGGTTCAGTTAAAACACCAGTCCCAATCTCTCCACCATCTAAACCAATGGATGCCCAAGGTTTCTCTGCCGTATCACTAGGAATATTCTTGTATTTAGTTTCCTCAATGTTTTGTTCTTTAATAAAACTTTGTAAAGCCTCTTCAGCTTCAGTTCTTGAATCATAAGTGCCAAGAGTTGTTGCACCATGTTTTTTGCCAATTCTTACTCTGTAGCGACCACTAGGTCTTTTCTCTACAGTTCCGTATTCTCTAACTGATTTCATTAATCCCTTTCATCATGTTGAGTCAAATCACAATAGCGTTTGAAGTTACAAATAAGGATTATTAAACCAGCGATTCCTAAAATTGTTAAAACAAAATATTGAAAGATGAGCGCAGGAATCACCTTTTAGTACCAGTTCTTTCTGTCGTGGAACTGTAACGCCTTACAAGGTGTCTTGTAGCGTTTAGTTATGTAATCCATTCCCCAATCAACTTGGGTATAAGGATTCGTTGAGAAATCAATCCCATGAGAAACCATTTTTGAGGCAGGTAATGCTTGAGGTATTCCATAAGCACCACTTGACGGATTTCTGGCTCTCCAAGGTTTTGTTTTCGTTTGCCAAGAACTTTCTCTTTGCCACAATTCATCAATACACTTCCATTGTGTTTCAGAATAATTACTCTTGACGTACTGCCTTACTGCTGTTATTTCCATCTTTGTATTCTGCTCAACATAAGTTGGCGCAAGCATTGCAAGGATAGTTTCTAACAATAGTTTCCTAACCTAGTTGGATGGCGTAGCCCAAGGGTCGTAATCAGGGCCTTTTTTAGCTCTGACGAAATCATAAAATTCTGATTTCCCTACCTTGGAATTTTGCAAATCAGCGATTAAGTGTGAAATTTGATTTCGTGAAAAGTCATCAATTTTTGCAACTGAATATTTTTCACACGCCCACTTAGTCACCTCGTCTTTGTCAAACTCTAATGTGGAAGCCACATCTTTTAACATTGACTTTGCAAAACCTATTTGTTTATCTGTTGCACCAGCTCTTGATGCTGGTCCTGAGTTAAAAATCATTGGTTTGACCAACTCAGGTTCTGTGTCACCTAAAGCCTTTTGCATCTCTTCTCTTGATGGTCTTGGCGCACCCTTTTTACTGAACACAAAATTGCTCAACCCTCTTCCGATTGCAGAGGTTTCTGCTAGTTCTAGGCAATTTTTTGCAAAAGCCCCAGCAGTTTTAACATTCTCATCTGCTAAACCTGTGGCAACACATCTGTCACCAACCCAAATTTTTGCTTTAACAATGTAATGACCCTCATTATGTGAAACTAATTCAGTTTCAATACGACCATCCTCTAAATGGTCAGCCCAAAAAGATTTAATTCTGTCTTCAACTAATTCGTAAGAACTCAAATCCCAAGCCATCAGAAGTCCTCTCCACAGATACAAACCCATTCATAGCATGAGATGCACTTTCGTTCTTGCATATCTGCCTCGATTTGTAACCATTTAATTTGGTCTTTTAGGTCAAGTTTTGACCAGATGCTTTCATCAGTTATTTTTACCATAATCACCTTTCCTTGTATAACACAAGGTATAGGATAGGTCAGACAATTACAGGCTTTGTGGGGCTTTCAGCGTGTTTTCTAAGGTTTCAACTCTTTTGGATATTAGCTCTATTTTGCGCTCAACCCTTGCAATACCTAAAGCAACATCTGACAAACTGCGACCACCATTAGTATTTTTTTGAATTTGAACAGTTCTAGCATCAATGTAATTTGTGATAGGTCGCACAATTGCATACTTGGCAATGATAAAAACAACACCACCAATAGCAGATAAAGCACCTGCGATTTGGCCACCCATAATAATTGCTTCAGTCATCAGAATCCCTTAAAGGCAAAGTTATTAGCCATATTACTAGACCACCAATAATTAGATAACCTGTTACAGTCTTAGCACTTCCATCTAAAGTGAAAAAAGCAATTCCTAATCCAACGTATGTCCAAACATCACCTGACATAGCAACAACATATTTTTTAACCCAATTCATTATTTCTTAAACTTTCTACTTGAAGATTGTGATACAGAAACAGAAGCCATTGAAGCTATCTGGGTAACAATAATTGCACCTACAACAACAGATTGTGATTCTTCACGTTGGTCTTCAGTCATATCAGAACCAACATTCAAAATCGCTTCAGTCGCTGCAAAGAGTTGTTCAACCCCAGGTATTTCTGCAAGCGCAGTTGGTATTTGTAATTCTATAATGTTTTCAGCAATGTAAAGTTCATCAATTTGCTCTTGTATTTGTTCTTCAAGTTCCTCTACACTTAACTCAGGTTCAATGATAGGAGTTTCAATTGTTTCTGGTTCAACTATTTGCTCAATTATCTCTGGTTCTGGCTCTAATGTCGGTGTCGGCTCTGGCGTTGGTAATGTCTCTGGAGTTACCTGAACAGAAGAGGATTCGTCATTTGAGTTATTTGTTATTGGTTCTTGGGTTAGTAATGGCGTTGGTTCTTGTGTGGGGTTTGGTGTAGGTGAAACTTCTGTTGGTGAGGGTGTTGCGCTGGGAGTTGGCTCACTTGTGGGAGTCGGCTCTATTGTCGGCTGTGGGGTTGTTGTTGGTGTTGGCGTGGCTGTTGGAATGGTTGTAACACCAGACCAAGTTAAAAGATATGTTCCTGTTGGGAATTGTGTTTGATTGCTTGCCATCCAAGCAAAAGAAGTTGCACGAATAAAATAAAAACCTGTTTCAATAGGTGCTGTAATTATTGAAGCTAAAACATTTGTGCCAGAATGTGCGCCATCATCATCAGCGCGAAATTTTGTTGCACCTTGCCAAAGTTCAATCCAAGAATCAATAAAGCCTGGGTTAGTTTGTGGTGTGCCATTTGTTGTTTGCACAGTTAAAGTTGTTGGTTCAGTAGCCTTAATTGGAATATCAACGTATGGCACTTCAGGTGTCAAATTGATTTGTTGCTCGTCAGCAAAACTCGGTGACATAACAAAAATTAAAAGAAGAGCAAACAAAACTAAGCGCAGTTTTGTGCGCTTATACAATTATGCTTCCAATACAGCTTTTGGGTCTAAGTCTTTTCCTGCTGACCAACGAATGTTGTCGCGCATTTCAAAATGTAAATGTGGACCAGATGAATTACCAGTATTGCCACTTAAACCGATTTGTTGGCCTTTGGTTACTTTGTCACCAACTTTGACATCAAGTTTTGAAAGATGCGCATAAATAACCCATCCACCATCAACTTTTTGTACTGCCTGAGTTCCGTAACTTTTGCCCCAGTTAGCAGGTTCAATTTTTCCGTCTGCAACAGCAAGAACAGGTGTTCCTGTTTTTACAGCAAAATCAACTCCTGTGTGATAACCCTTGGACCACATCTTGCCAAGTTTTTTGTAAGCAGTTGTAATTTTTCCGTCTTTAATAGGTAAACCCATTTATTTATTATCATCTTTCTTGTTGGCTTTTTTGAATATTGCATCAACTTCTTCTTGAGTTAAATTTCCGTCATCAAGAAATGCTTTTGCTAAATCTGTGATGATACGGCTAACTGCTAAAGCACCTGCAATCACAGCAGAGTTAATTGGTTCAACACCAATAAAAGAACCAGCACCGATTGCTGGTAAAGCTGTAACTAAAAATAAAGCAACGCTTCTTAAAATAACATCTTTTGCAACTTTCAAATTCATAAAGAACCTTTCAAGGGTATTTGCGCAGGTTCTTAGTCTTATTATATACCTGGAGTTTGCATTGAGTTGATAACTTGTTTAGCCACAGGTGAAGCCAACTCTGCATAAATTGCTGTAGTGGCAGGTGATGCGTGTCTCATAAGTTTTGACACAGCCAACAAGTCACCATTGGAAACAGAATAAGCATTGGTTGCAAAATAATGTCTACCTGAGTGCAACTTTTTGTTTATGCCTAATCTTCTCAACTCTTTACAAGCAGCAACTGATAAAGAATGAGGAAACATAGTTGGCCACAAACGACCCAAAGTGTTATACGACTTAATCATTTCGACAACAACAGGATGCGCTGGCAAAGCCAAATCTGTGCCACCTTTTCCTGCAGGTATACGAATCATGTAACCATCCTGTAATTCTTCTAAATCTGCACCCTTTACAAGGCTTATTTCGGCTGCTCTGAGGCCAGCAAAGCAAGACAGGATAAACCAATGCTTTTGTGGTTCTTTAGCTTCAGTCATAATCAAAGCAACTTCGTTATGTGTGAAAGGTCTTGGCATTGATTTTGGTTTACGAATCCTTGGAAGTTTCTCTGCAGGAGACTCTCGGTCAGGTATAAGTTTCAAATACAAAAAATGACGGTAAATCATTTTGTATCTATTAACATTAGTTTTTTTTGTGGATAGAGCTGGAGACTTCATTACAGCTCTTTCAAGGTCTTCTGTTGTTGCAAACTCTGGGTGAGCAATGTCATTTAAGCGCATGATTAAATGTTTATCAGTCAGCCATAGTTGTTTCTTGTGACCTAAAACTTGAAATCTT